AACTAAATCACGCTTAAACGCTCTACTTGATGAATTCTCATATGGTATGAGAGTATTTCAGAAAAACTACGAGTGGTTCGTAGGTTACAAGAATGTTAAAGAGGATTTCGTGAGCGGTATGGAGTTAGCAATCGACTAACCGCTCTCGGGGCATCTCGAAATTTTTAACATTGCAATGCATCTAGTTTTAAATTCTTTATAAGTCCCCAAACAACTAAATAACACACTAGGGGCACTCTCACCCCTATTTTTTCATTTTATAAGATGACTTCATCACCATTAAGCGATTCACTACCGAAGCAACCAGTCAACGAGGTTTACGCACTTTTCGCTTTACCAGTCGGTCGGTATAGTATGCCAAACTTTCCCACTGTTAAAAAAGAAATATTCAAGTGGATAGAAACCCAAGAAATCAGACAGGAGCATGAAAGACTAGCAATTACTCATAATGTTTCACAGATAGGAGCAAGAAATAGAATACTGGAAGATTCTCGCAGTGTCGCCGATTTTTTACTGGATGCATGTAAACAGTATAACACGGAAGCATACAACTATGATCTAAATTTTAGTATATCTGACTGTTATTTGGAATTAGCAACTAAAGGTGCCCTATATGCACCACATGAGCATTCTAATTGTATCTACTCAGCAACATTACTCATTAACTATCAGGATGGGCATTCGCCGTTAAAGTTTAGAAGGAATGTAGCAGGATCTTATTATCCTGTTATGCAATTCCCAAACAAAGACTATACCGCTTTTAATATGACCGAAGCAACTGTGCCTATGGAGGAGGGAGATCTAATCATCTATCCGTCAAGCATGACTCACGGATACGAGGGTAACCCCTACGATGACCGAGTAACAATGACAGTTAACTTTATACCAGACAAATAAATGTTAGATAGTTTTCCACAGGTTTTTGCCCACTCTCGCCCATACTGGGGAATCATTTAAAATGGGTAAATAAATATACCTACGAGTGATATATTGCAGTTGTCTAAGAGCGTAACACACGAAGTTTTTTTTGTCAACAATTATCCGAGGACACACACAGACCTCTCAGGGGGGTTGACTTTTGCCCTCTAATGCCTTATTATGACTAGGTAGTAAGGTATTCGCCCCTATTCATGGGTAGGACATACAAACAAAATGATCCACACCGAAACAACGCAAACAAGTCACTAAGGGAGAAAAGACGACAACACAGGAGCAAGGACAGTGTTAAGAAGTTTTCCACAGGTAAACACACACGTCCGCATAATCACACTAATCACACAGACAGCACTTGAAAACACTTCCTAAGCAGTTAGAGATCTATCTAGATCTTTATGATAGTGGCAACCTACCACCCGATGAAATCGGAGAAATGTGTCAGTTTCTCCTGGACACTGGACTGAATGAAGACCTAACCCAGTATACTCAGTTATGTGAGTATATGGTATTAGAGGGAGTATGCTATGAGGTAGGCATGCAGTAATACAGTTATACTAGTCTGTATGGACAGTTAAATTGGGTGATATTGTTGTATATTAAAATCGGGTAAGTCCCTAACCTACAAAAGTATCCCAAAGCGAGAGTTTTATTCTATTCATATTTAAAAAATTTCTCAATTATTTTTTCACCCCCCAACCCATGAGTAAAGTATTTCAGTTACCGACAGTGCCCCCAGTAGACATTAAGATATGGGAGAAGTCTAGGAAATACTTCTGGCAATTTGATTATCCTGACTGTAGGAAGTATGGTCCTTTTAGATCTCAGGCAGCAGCACTAGATGATGCAAACAAACATAGCAGACAACACTAATGGGTAGGAGAAGTAAACTCCAAGAGATAGAGAAGGAATACTCACACTTACTCGGTGAGGAGTGGCGAAGCATTCATTCGTGGAGTTGCTACCATTGTGTAAGAAAATACTATCGGTTGTATTGTAATAGAGATCTGAGAGACTTTACCAAGTTAGATCAGATATATGCTTTTACTGATAATGCTATTGACACTGAAGAGGGAGAATATGTAATGAAGTCTGAGATGTGGGAGAAAGCATCTCTTGACACTCTAGCTAAAGATGATATAATACTCTTTAGACTGTGGTATACGCCTCTAGAAGGGGGTTATACTAAGAGACATGGGCAAGCACCTAACCATGGGGGTGTTTATCTGGGTGATGGGTTTATGCTACATCATCCTTATCGGGGGCAAAGTCAGATTACTGACCTTCTTGCACCTGGTAATAGTTTCTATATGGAGACTTGCGTAGGTGCAATTCGTGGTAAGTCTACATAAGGTGTAACACTGATAACAATTAATGAGTAAAAGATTTACTCTCACTATAGAAGAAGACGAATATTGCGATCTTTTCATTACTCTACCGCTTGAGTTATTAGAGGAAATGGGATGGAAAGCAGGCACCACTCTTGAATATACTGAGGAGACTGATGGGTCTCTTAAACTAGTAGCCATTGACGACTAAAAAAATCGCGACTGATCATGCCAATTAAATCAAGTAGTCCCATAAGTTATGGGGATCCTGCCCAACCGACAACTCCTTTACCTACTCAGGGTATGGATGATATTGAAAAAATCGCTTTCTGCCTAGAAAAGGTGGGTCAAGGATTAGAGAATCTTGCTGCGAGGACTGCTATATGTGAGGACGCTATAAGAAAGCAACCACCGCCTGGTGCTGATATGATTCAGTATAAACCAGAGGGGTATGAGAAACATTTGAATATCAAAGAGATTTTAGACGATCTGTATTCTCGACTAAATAAGTTGGAAGATCGTTTGAGTTAAATTGCCTTGCTATATCCTATCAAGTAAACGATCGTTTCCTAACCCTGTAGAGGGAGAGGATTACATAAAACCTTTCTACGATGAGGAAAACTCAGAGAGTTATACTATAGAGTATCTCGATGAGGGACCTGGGACTATGCCTTTAGGTAAGGACATAGTGCATTACATTGGTGAGGAGCAGAAAACATGTATTGCCAACTGTGATGATGGTAGACAACCTGTTTATCGCTTCTATAGAGGTAGTAAAGACGATCACAAATACGCAAAAACCCCAGAGTTGACAAAAGAGCATGCTATTGGGGACGATGAGCACTGGCAAAAAGTATTAAGAGGATATAATCCAGAGCCTAGACAGGGGCAGATACCTGTTTTCTACCTGATGAATACTCAGGTTACTAATTCGGTGCCTGTTTATATTCATTATAGAGGGGAGAGAGACGATGATACGCAGTTAACTCTCTCACAGACACCACCAGCTAGCAATAATGGTAAACCATACTACCTTGTAGGGATACTAGGATATATTTTTACGAGTGAAAGTGATGCAAATGCCTATGCAGGGACAGGAGAGACCGCTGTGCCCCTGTATGAATACTTCTATGACCCAGAAGATCACTTCTATACTATTAATCCTGCACAAGAAGTTAACCTAAGTGGTGGTCCTATTGCTCCTGCAGACCCAAGAGCAGGTCAATATGTCTATCAGGGCATCTTTGGATATGTTTTTCAAACAGAAAACCCAGATGCATCAGATAATAAGTATGAAGATATTGGTAAGATAGGTCCTACTGGTCAATGTGTAGACAAATCAGGTTGGTATACATGGGATACTACTAGTAGTAATCCGTTTAGTTACAAATCATATAGGAAAGGATCCTTCGGGACTAATGCATTTGGTCAACCTATAGGCACACCAGGTGTTGGAGGGTTTGGTGAGTCGGGTAATGCAGGTATTGTAGGTGGTGTGCAGGCAGATGGAGACGCAAACTTCGAGTGGTTGTATGGATTAAACGGTGCAGTCAAGGGAGCAGTGCCCAGATTCCTAGGATTCCAGACTGCATACGACTCACAATACATGTATTATCTGTATGACACGTCATATCCATGGAATGGTCCTATATTTGGAATACAATATCTGCTCTCAGATGCAGGTTGTTGCCCAAATCACCGTCAAAACAACAATAATACATGTGTTGTTAACGAAGAATGGTATTCTCACTTCTATCAGATCCGCGAAGACTCATGGAAAACCACAAAAACTCGTATTGATGTCACAGGACCTGCGGGAAGTGGCGTCGAAGAGTCATTTAGGACTGCAGATACTTACACTCATAGGATATTTTTCAAGTATTTGACTACTACTGGCACATTTAAGAAGGGAGAAAGTATAAACGGATGGAATATTACAGGCATTTTCTACTTTGGTGGTAAGATGAATGCGGGTTATATGGAATTGACAGGTGATGGCACCACTAAAGGTAACAAATTTACCTATCAACAGCAGTTTAGTAGTAGACCATACCCTGTAGACGAGGGTGATACCCCTTCACCTTCCGCAACTATTCAAGTTTTAGCAGGTTATGGCATAGAAGATAAGGCAGCATTCTTCGGAGTGTATGAATTTGAGAAGAATATATCATACTATAAGGTAAAGTTAGATCCAAAAGCACTTATACCAACACGGACACTTGATCTAGCAGAGGCAGAAGCGGTTGTAGACACTGAAGGAAAGATAGTTGAGATCAAAGTTATCAATGGAGGGGTGGGATATCGCAATCCTATCGTCACTATTGCAGAGCCTGGTCAGTTAGAAGAGTTTAGTAGCATGGATACAGCACGTCAGATGCGTGGTGCCTTCCTCAGAGACTACGATGCACCAGTAAACAAGTTTCCAAAGTATAATGATACAGGTGAAATAGGTGAGCAGAAGATATCTTTGGATAAATTTGAGCGTAGACAACTCCAAGTATTGCAAAATAGGAAGGAAAGAGAGTTTGATACAGTGCAACAATTCCGTAATGCGGAGATTAGGGTAGGTAGTATTACAAAATCAGGTATCATCAAGCGTATTGATGTGCTAGAAGGTGGATCAGGTTACGATCCGCACTTCCCACCACAGGTTTATATCGCAGAATCGGGTCTTGCCATCGATGTTGATACTAAATTTGACGAGCCTACACTAGATTCGTCCCAAACTGACATTATAGAGATGTTTGATTTTGAGTCTGAGGGCAATCCACTCGCTGCAAATCAGGTTACAGACGAAATGGCGGCTATAAACAAGGGTTACACTAGCAATATTCCCATAACATACATGGAATACGCAGAAGTTGACCCAGAAGGTAAGACAGTTTTGTGTCAAAACCTTCCTGCGGACTGTATACAGATAGAAATGGGTCTTCCTTTGATAGATGCGATGCCTCCTGTAGAGACTTTTGAGAATTTAAGTGCCCAAGAGCCTCCACAAATGATGTTAGGACCCAATGAGCAGTCATCTCCCGCTGCTGAGAAGTTTGCAAGCGGTGTATATTCCGATATTTTGGGTGGATTGCAGCAATCTGGTGCAGATAGCGAGTCATTTAGTGGTCTCTACGGAAGTTTTGACGGAAATAGGTGCATGATTGTTGATCAACCAGTGATTCACAACATCAAAAAGTGGTTTCAGATGCCTTGTGCGTATATGGAAGCAGAAGAAGAGCCTCGAGAAAACTTTTACGGCGAAAAACAAGACCAATTTAGGGCATCGCGGAAGGCATTTGGGTATTTGCCGTGGAAATACTGTGCACCTAATGACGAAAAAGCAGAATTTACGGTTTCTCTGTCATTTGACGGAAAAACTACAGGTCCTCAAGGTCAAGATTTTATGAAATTCTTAAATTCTTTACCAAAACCTAAAATTACACCTAAGAGAAACGTAAGTGGCGGGTATAAAACATGGAATTGCACTAGAGGTAACGTGCCAGGTCGCTGTTACCGTGGTAGTAACAATAGTATAGAATACGTCCCAATCGGACTTGACGAAAATACATATGATTATAACCGTAGCAGTTATACTAGAGCACAACAATTTAGTTTGTGGTTAGGAAACAACCTAGATGGCAGTCCTACGGACACTACTTCTAATTGGAGCACACTAATCGATGGCGTCCCAACACCAGGATCTCAAAGTTATACTCAGTTTTCAGTCAATAGCGGGTCTTGTCCAAGTGACCCTACCAATATTCCTCACGATTGTTGGGACAGGTATGTGCGTAAGGGCAGTAACACAAATGGACCTCTTGATGTCTACTGCGGATGGGATGACAGCGGAAATCCACTTGCAGGACAAACCTATTATGAGATCACCCCACCTTCAGCAACAAATACAGGAGCAAATGGAAACAATACTATAAGCAGTAGTTGGCCAGGATCAGGAGGTGGTCTGTGTAACCAGTGTAATGCACTAGCTCATGTTGCAGACTGCTCTATTGCCATTGACCCTAAGCGTATGGAGACAGAGCGTTACAGAATTAAGATGGGTGACTATAGTGGTAGGATGCAGATACTAAATTATTTGACAGGGGGCACCAATGCTTTGTCTAGAAGTATTAAAAATGTAGGTAATCCATTCTTCGACGAGTGCCAAGATAAATACCCATATCTAGATGGTAGACAACTAGAGGGTCAAGGATAATGGGATTTGGATTTCTAAAACCAGTCGCTGCTATCAATGGTCTACCTGACTCTGGACATGGGTTGTGTCTACCCCCTACTGTGCATAGCACAGAGTCTTGCGGAGCAATCCCAAGGACAAGGACTATTCGTATTAAAGAGTATACTTGTTGGTGGCCACCTCTGAGTCTGATACCAATGACACCACTAGCACCAAACCGTGCTACAGTATTAGTCAATGGTTATCCAATCATGCTTGCAGGTGACAAGTTTATAAAACATCCGTCAACCTGCACTAACATAGTAATCCATATGTGTCCATGTGGTAAATCACTATGTCCAAAACCTACACCCTACCCATGCTCAGTCTTAACGACAGAGGATGGAGGTGTAGGACACGATAGGACTCTATATCCTACAACCTTAACTGTGTTTGCACTCAAGCGATTGATTGCTAGACAGTTAGACCCACTAGGAGTCGGATTTCCTGGCTTCTCGTATCCTTGCTCATCAGTAGTAGCTTATGGCTCTATGAATGTTTGGGCAGGTTAATCACTTTATTAAATCATTATGGCAACTAGATCAACAGCCTTCGTATCGGGTGGAGTAGATACAAAACCTAAGAAGACAAGACAGGGTAAAAGTCAGAATACAAAACTTTCTGCTACCTCTAGAAACAAACCGCGTAAAAAGTATCGTGGACAAGGCTAAATAATAAAGTATAACTTATATTATGGCAAAATTCATATTCATGTAGAGTGTCATACAGAATTAGATCAGATAAAAACATAAGTCGTGGTTTTAGAGATTTTGCAATGTCTTTCAAAGCAAATCCTAATAGCCGCGACTTTGGTGCTGTCAAAAATGAGAATGCAATCAAACAGGCAGTGCTAAATTTGATCAAAACCGATATAGGTGAGAAACCTTTTCAGTATGATGTCGGATCTCGAGTGACAGGACTTCTATTTGAGCCTTATGATGTTTTTACAGGTGAGGCGATCAAAGACGAGATTAACAGCACTTTAGATAGATACGAAAAACGCATAAGAGTCGTATCTGTTAACGTAACAGACGGTTTCGATGTAAACTCACTTGAAGTAAGAGTAGAGTATACGATTGTTGGAGAAAGAATCGTTAAAGAAATCGATTTCATACTAGAGAGGACGTAATGCCTGCAGTACCATCAGAATTAACCTCCTTAGATTTCTTTGAAATCAAGGAATCCATAAGATCATACCTTAGGACACGATCAGAGTTTACTGATTATGACTTTGAAGGATCTGCTGCGTCTTATTTGCTAGACACTCTTGCATATAACACATACTATACAGCATTCAATGCTAACATGTCTCTCAATGAGGCATTTCTAGAAACATCTACTGTCAGAGACAATATTGTTAAGGTTGCTAAGCAACTCAACTACACTCCTCGTAGTGTTAAGTCTCCAAAAGCATATGTGACAGTAACTGTGCAGACTTTAATCGGTGCAAATGGTTTAACTTACCCTGAGCAGGTTACAATTAACAAGGGTGACTCATTTAGTGCTGAAAATAACTTTGATGATTATATATTTACAATCTTAAGTCAGATACAAGCACCTGTTGACCAATCTACTGGTATTGCTACCTTTAGATGTCTTGCAACTTATCAGGGCAACCTACTTACTTACTCGTTTATTGTTAATAACACAAAAAGACAAGAATATATTATTCCTAGTGAAGATGTAGACACTGAAAGAATGATTGTTTACATTTCTCCTTCTGTGCAGTCTTCTGAAATTGATATTTACAACAAATCAACAACCTCTGTTGACTTAGACTCAAATTCTCGTATTTACTTCCTTGAAGAAGTTGACGATTTGCGTTATAAGGTAATCTTCGGTGATGGAGTGTTGGGAAGACAACTAGTTGACGGTGAATTTGTAAAAATTGACTATGTAAGGACTGTTGGTAAGGAAGCAAACGGTGCAAGAGACTTTACCTTCATCGGTACAGCATCTGATAGCGAAGGACGCATCGTTGGTAACAGCTCAATCACTGTTGTGACCGAAAATCAGGCAGCAGACGGTGAAGATAGAGAAACACCTGTTTCTATCAAGTATAATGCTCCTAGATTGTATACAAC